ACCCTCACCTGGGGACGTCGTCGGTGCTTTGATCGATGGTCGCGCTTTCGCATATCGTATCCAGGCTGGCGACACACCTGATCTTGTGGCGTCTAATCTGAACCAACTGATTCAGTCTGATTGGTTGACGATTCTGCAGGGTGCAGAATTAAGTGTACCCGGTGCAGGTTCACTGAGAGTCAGAGTTGTTTGTGATAATGCGACGTCCTTCGAATCCAGACGTCAGGAAAAAGACGTTCGTATTGCTTGCTGGTGCCCGAGTCCGTTGGTCCGGGACACAGTAGCATCCGGCATCGACTTCGGGATTTACCAGATAGGCTTCCTGTCTCTGCAAGATGGTACAATGGCAAGAATCATTTACAAGAACACAACAAGCTATGACCAAGCCCAGAATGCTCTGCTTTACAGGCGTGATCTAACATATACCCTTGAGTATTCTTCTATTATGACGTATATGCAATCTTCAATGCTTTTTGGAGCTTCGGATTTGAACGGGAACGTTACGTTTGGTTAGGTATTGACCATGAAATATCACTTAGTCGTTGTAAGAAGATTCTTAAACTACGTTCGAGGCGACATCATCTCAGACGCTGCAAAGATTGCTGAGATACAATCCACCGAACACAGGAAGTTCGTCATGAAGGTCGCGTTGCCTCCGACAACGAAAGGTTAGCACACGTGCCAATCTCGCAGCAGGGCGCAATCAACACAACATCACTGATTGTCCCCGATCTTTATGTTCAGATTGTTCCTCCGCAGAACTTGGTTCTCAACGGGGTCCCCACGAACATCGTCGGGGTGGTGGGAACCGCGCCCTGGGGGCCGGTAAATGAACCTACTATCGTCGGCACGATGTCTGATTACGCGCAGCAGTTCGGTTCCTTGGTGCCGAGGACCTGCGATATGGGCACACAGGTCGCGACTGCGGTTCAACAAGGAGCGCAGAACTTCCGCTGCGTGCGCGTTACCGATGGAACAGACACTGCGGCGTACAGCGTCGTCCCGGGATCAAATGCCAGCTTTACCGCAATTTACACTGGATCGCTTGGTAATAATATCGTCCTGACGCTCGGCGTCGGCACCCGCCCTGCCACATGGATGCTGTCAGTATTGCTTCCTGGGTTTGAGCCCGAGCTTTACGACGGGCTGACTGGCGATGGCGCAGCCTTTTGGGTCGGACTGGCGGCCGCGGTCAACACGGGATTAGGCCGGCAGCGCGGTCCGTCAATGCTTGTCATAGCCAGCGCGGGCGGCACGACAGCATCCCCTGCACCGTTTTCTCTTACCTTGGGTTCGTCAGGCGCGGGGTCAGACGGAGCAACGCTTGTCGGTAGTCCACAGATGATAGGGTCCGACATACCTGTGCGCAGTGGCATGTATGCGTTACGCGGCCAGGGTTGTGGTATTGCGTTACTTTCGGACTGCAGTGACCCGGAGACGTGGGTTAATCAAGCTGCCTTCGGACTGCAGGAGGGCATTTACATGATCCTTGCCACCCCGCCGGGTGACACTATCACAAATGCCATGACGACCAAGGCTCAGGTCGGTCTGGACAGCTATTCCGCTAAGCTCATGTTTGGCGACTGGTTGTGGTGGACAGACCAGGTAAACAATATGGTTAGACTTGTGTCACCCCAAGGATTCGCGGCGGGCCGGCTGGCAAACCTGTCTCCTGAGCAGTCCAGTTTGAACAAGCAGATTTACGGCATCCTGGGCAGTCAAAGCTCCGGCACTCCCGGTTCGGGGCAGAACACAGCCTATTCCACCGCCGATTTATCCGCCCTGCTGGGCGCTGGAATCGATGTAATCTGCAATCCCCAGCCGGGAGGCTCGTTCTGGGGCGTGCGCGGGGGGCACAATACGTCATCGAACCCTGCCACGGATGGGGACAACTATACTCGTTTGACAAACTACATAGCAGAGACACTCGCCGCAGGCATGGGCCAATACGTCGGCTGTGTAGTCAACAGCAATCTTTTTCAGCAGATCAGATCCACACAATTATCGTTCCTAAACAACATGTATGGCCAGGGGCTGCTTGGAAGTACTGACGGCTCGATTCCATTCACGGTCATCTGCGATACGAGCAACAATCCCTCGTCTCGCACGAGCCTTGGCTACGTTCAGTCAGATGCCCAGATCCAGTATCAAGCGATCAACGAACGATTTATTGTTAATGTTGAGGGTGGACAGACGGTCCAGGTGTCGCGCCAGACCTTGCCTACGGGCCAGGTTAATTAGGAGGTCATATAGTGGCATTGACATCATTCTCTATCGGCCGGGACACCCAACTCGTGGTGATGGGTCCTTCCGGACGCGTTGATATTAGCCACGTCACGGGCTTTGAAAGCCACCAGATTACTCAAGCCGTGAGGATCAGCCGGCTGGACGGTACCCAACTTGGTGCCGAAATTCCCAAGGGATGGGAAGGAAGCTTTGAGGTCGAAAGGGGCACATCGGCCTTGGATGATTTTATTGCCGCGCTGGAGCAGGACTTTTACACTGGAGGGCTAACCCAACCTGGCACGATGTATCAGTATATAACAGAAACGGATAGCTCGATCTCGACATATCAGTTCGACGGTGTGGTCTTTAAACTAGCAAGCGCCGGTGCATGGAAGGGAGACGCGAGCGTGAAGCAGAAGATGGAGTTTTATGCCGCGAGGAAGCGGCGCATCTCATGACCCCGTCACAGACGATAATACGGGAGGCCGTTGGCGTCATCACGACTGTTGACAGTAGGGGTCGGCGCCTCACCCTCCGCCGGCTGACGGCCCTCGACACTTTAAGGCTGTTCAAGGCAGCCGGCCCACTCCTAGCACAGAACGAAGCCTGGCTATCAATGGCCGCACTGGCTTTTTCAATCCTTGAAATCGACGGTATACCGGTTCCTCCTCCGGCTACGGAACCACAAATCGAAAGCCTAATTGAAAGATTGGGTGAGGAAGGCTTGGCAGCCACCGCCGATGCGATCAAACAAGAGCAAGAGCCTCACGAAGCAAAGTCAAACTTGGGAAACTTGCCAGGCACCCTGTCTTGATCGACTGCCTGTATCTTACTCGGAACGGGGTGCCATTTGACGTCGCATTTTCACTGTCCGCTACAGAAAGGGCAGCCTACGTTATCGCGCTCGGCACCCTCGACGGTCATGTTTTTGACTGGACCTCCCTGGCATGGGCACAGCCTGATTCCAGCTATCACTAGTCAGCTGCCAATACGGGAGCAAACTGTTTGAAACAAATGCTCAAGGCCAACGCCCAGAGACTGCGTTGGTATCTTGGTCTGAGACAAATCTTGGACTGGCCAAAATACTTTATCGCTCCGATTAAAAACATCGGATTTCGCCGTGCTCGGGCGACGGAACCATTCGGCGAAACTACATCTTGCGACTGGCCGGCATCGTCGAGATCCGTAGGCTTGGCAGGACCACTTCACCTCGCGTCAGAAATTCGTGGTGCCGCAAAACGGTTGCCCTCGTCCTTTAGCGGAATGGTTTTACCAGCTACGAGGTACCTTTGGCGGGATGGTGCAAGTGCAAGCCTTATTCTTTCACCGCGCCCAAACGGTTCAATCGGCTGGCCGAGACTTAAGCCGCCACTCCAAGCCGTAGCCGGGTTTAATCCCGGGCGCTATTTCAAATTCGAGAACAACTTGCTGCCAGACCTATCAAGTGGACCTCTGAGAGGTTCCTTTGAAGCTTTGCAGTTAGCGGGGAACATCAAATCGCTGGGCCCAGTGCAAGGTGCTTCGAGACGAAGTGGTGAACTGGGTGGCAAATCCGACCGTTTTGCCGGGCTGGCTACCCCTCCGGTTAGCGGTCCTATTGGAACACTCCGAGCCGCAAGACATCACCATCAATCGCTGATCGAAACAGGCGCTCAAGTTAACTCGGGCGCATTCCTACCTAATGAAACGGCAATGGCGGCAGGCGCCGCAGCGCGGCCAAACGAACAAGCCGTCTCTACGATCCATATTGACGGGTCTGCACTGGGACGGTGGGCGGTCCAATATCTCGAACGTGCTTTGGGAAAACCCGCGACAGGTATGACTGGAATCGACCCAAGAGCGTCTAGGCCGCGTTACCGCGTCTCTCCATTTTAGGTCTCGGGAATCCGATCCCAATTTGAGGCACCGATCATTGCAGGACTCTCCAATCCACATCGGGCCCATTACCCTCCAGGGCTTTGAAATCCCGCCATCCGTCCGGTTCGGAGGCCGCCAACGGCTCGTAACGCACATCCTGGGCGGGGGACGCAGATTTGTAGAACAACTGGGGCCGGACGACGGAGAGGTTGCTTTTGAGGGTACTTTTTCAGGTCCGAACGCCGAAGCTCGAGTGCGGGCTTTTGACACATTGCGGCTATCTGGTGCTATTGTCTGGCTCCAATGGGAGACATTCAGGCGCCTCGTTGTAGTCAAGAGCTTCGTTACCGAGTATCATAATCCATGGTGGATTTCTTACAAAGTTAGTTGTGTCGTTGCTCATCAAAGCGGTGTAGTCCGGCCTGATAACAATACGGGTTTGAGCCTAATGACCGCAGATATCGGTGCTGCCTCAACGGCCGTCGCCGGTTCGACGGTTTCCCTCGCCCCACTCGAAGCTGCGATATCTCAGCCTAACGCGCTGACCCCTGGCACTTCAAGCCAAGGACAAGCGGCTGCAGCAGTTGGAAATGCGCTTGCGGCGATCGACAGTCAAATTGACATGCAGTCGGACCTCATCGTTAGTTTCGTTAACCAGGCAACAACTGGCCCGATAGACTTCGGCCAAGCGATCGTCTCCGTTGTAACCAGCGCAGCACTGCTGGCGGGAGCAGTCAATGCCAGGTCTTATGTAGGTCGGATCGGAGCAAGGCTTCAAAATCCAGGGAGCTAAAATGCAGACCCTTACTGTCTTCTACACGAATCTTTTTGAAGTTGCCGCGAGGGAACTTGGGAGTGCTATGCAGTGGATAAACATTGCCCATGTGAATAATCTGACAGATTCAATGATTCGTGGGCAAAAAACAATTACGATCCCTGAGCCTTCATCAGCATTCGCGGACGGTATCGGCCCGCAGTAATGTCAATTTTCTCTAATCCTGCATTTCAAATCGCTATTAATGGCTCAGCCGTCGAGGGATTGCTGCATGCGTCGATCGTATCGAGCAATTGCTTTTCTTCCGACTCTTTCTCCATCACGTTTGCGATGGGTCGGTATCCCTTAAGCAGTATCACGTTTTGGTCGACCCTCTCGTCTGCAATCATAGATGTCAGCGTAGCTGCGGCCTCTAACTGCATCCCGCAAGAGCTGGTAAGTGGTCCCATTGATATGGTTCATATAGATCCGATCAATAGGGTAGTCTCGATTGAGGGGAGAGATTTGTCGTCGCGTTTGATCGATTCCTACCGGCAGCAGGATTTTGTGAACCAGACGGCATCAGAAGTCGTCTCAGCCATAGCAGTGCATCACGGGCTAAACCCGGTGGTCACGGCCACCTCGGCTAACGTGGGGCGCTATTACGGCGACGGTTACACAAGGCTTTCTCTGGGACAATTTTCGCGCCTCCGCTCAGATTGGGACGTGGTCGTGCAGCTTGCACGTGAGAACAGCTTTGATGTTTTTGTTCAGGGGCAAAGCCTCTTTTTCCGGCCATCCCTATCTAATGCGACGCCTGTTCGAATCTCATTTGGCGATCTCAAATCAATCCGATTTGAACAGGCATTAACTGGATCTTCCGAGACTACGGCGAGAATTCAGTCGTGGAATTCACAAATGATGGAGTCTTACGATAGCCAACTCACTTCAGCATCGGCTACTAGTCAACCATTTCTGTTCTCCGAGGCCAATTTTACGGCGGAGCAAGTAACGGCGTCCTCGAGCAGATATTCGGCTGAGCTGGGTCGCCTCGGTTTAGTGCTGCAGATGGAAATGCCATGGCTTTTGCAACTTTCGCCCAGGGACCTAATCTTGATTGATGAAACAGGCACTCCTTTGGATGCGATATATAGGATCGACAGTCTCGAGCGGCACTATAGCACGACGGCCGGGTCCACTCAAATCGTTCGCGCCGCGATCATCGACAATCCTGCCTCTGAAACTGGCGCCGACGTGACTCCTGGACAAACATGATTGATAGACTAGCGAATGCAATAAAGTCCCATGCGGCCGGCATGGATCAGTCGTTGGGACAGGTAAAGTTTGGTACCGTAACGTCCGTCAATTTTCGGAATTCGACTGCACGAGTCCTTATTCAGCCGGATGGTGTCTTATCCGGCTGGCTACCTGTATTGTCGCAATGGGTTGGAAGCGGCTGGGGGATGGTTTCACCGCTGGCTCCCGGCGATCAGGTCATTCTGGTCCCGCAGCAGGGCGACGCCGAACAGGGTGTCATCATTGGCCGGAGCTTCTCAGATAAGCAGATGCCGCCGGTTGTCCCTGGGGGTGAGTTCTGGCTGATCCATAAGAGCGGTAGCTTTTTAAAGCTGTGCAACGACGGCACGATACGTATCAGTGGGGACCTGCACGTTCTAGGTGACGTTTACGACAGCCATGGCTCGATCGCTGGCCTACGCGCGGTCTACAATTCTCACGTGCATTCGATGTCGTCCAACGGCACCACAACCCCCCCCTTAACTTTGGACTAGCCCTTATGAATGACATATTCCATTCGTGGGGCGGCGACCTCCAAGTGGGCAGCGGCGGCGACCTCGCGATTTCTACCGGGTCTGACGTCATCACCCAACGGGTCCTGCGTCGCCTCCTTACGAATCCCGGTGGTTACCTCTGGAATCTTGACTATGGCGGCGGCCTGGCTCAATTTGTGGGTGCAAACGCTGATCCCGCGTATATTAGCGGGGTCGTTACTACGCAGCTGGCACTGGAGTCCGCCGTGCCAACGACACCGCCGCCAACGGTCAGCGTGAGCATAGTAAATGCAGCAAACGGGTATGTCGTGGCAAACATTAGCTACGCGGATCCAAATTCCTCGACACCGGTTCAACTCAGTTTACCGGTTGGTTGATCTGGCATGGTTCTAAATCTTAAACCATTCTCCCAGCTGATCGAAGACATGGGCGCGGCCTTGCAAAGTTCCGCCTCCACGCTGATAGATGTCTCGGTAGGATCTGTTGTCAGAGCAATCTTTGAAGCTAATGCGTCGGTCGTGCTCTGGCTGCAATGGCTTATTATTCGAGTTTTACAGTCTACCCGCGCATCAACATCAACTGGTGCAGATCTCGACTCTTGGATGGCGGATTTTGGATTAACACGGCTCCTGGCAGCTCCGTCAAACGGCATCGTTATGTTTTCGCGGTTTGCTTCCAATCTGCCGGCCAGTATCCCAGTGGGAACGGTGGTAAAAACGAGCGACGGGTCGCTGACTTTTTCTGTCGTGGCGGATCCGAGCATATCAACATGGCAGGCAAGCTCATCCACATATTTGATTCCGAGCGGTGTTGCTTCCGTTGACGTACCGGTGGTGTGTACGGTTGGCGGTGCGGTCGGCAACGTCCTGGGCAATACGATTACGGTGATAGCGGCGTCATTACCTGGCGTTGATCAAGTTAACAATACGAATCCCTTTGCTGATGGTTATGATTCTGAAAGTGATGTTGGTTT